GTTCAAAATAAAGTAGAGCGTCCTGCCATAAAATTGGAAACAGTATCCTCGGCGCAGACGGTGGAAACTCCGACAGAAAAGCCGCAACCCGCAGATGAAAAGCCGGAGATAGAACCGCGCCCGCAATATTCCGCAGGCGTGCAGCTCACCCTGCTTGACCTCTGGGGGATGACGGAAGAGGTCAGCCAACCGAAAACCTCCAAAAAGAAAAAGACGGTGAAAAAGGCAGTTACGGCAAAGTCCACTCCGCCCAAACCGAAAGTCACGGTTACACCGACAGCTCCAACTGCAAAACCCGCAATGGAGAATAAGGAGGTGAAAGCGGAGAACACCGCCAAGCCTGCCGACCCGGACGACATCTATGCCACACTGGACTGGGATACCAATCCTCCCATCAACGGTTTCTATGAAATGATGATGGGTTTGACGCCGGAGCGTAGGAAAGAACTTCGGGAACTGGCAAGGCAGCATAACGAGAAACAAGTGGCGGAAAAGACGGAAGTGAAAGCCGTGCCGGAAACTTCCCGTGAGCAGCCACGACAGGAGGAAACACAGCCGGAGGCAGTCGCCGCACCTGCCGTTACAGATACCCCATCGGAAGCGGTGGGGACTTTCCTTTTCCCCGACATCGAAGCGGAAAAGCCGAAGGAGGAAGTCGTGGACCTTTCTCCGCGTGCCTACCACCGCACGCCGGAGATGCACCTGCGCGAAGGGTCGCTGGTGGCTGACCGGGGGCGTCATAACATCGGCTACCTGAAAGACATCACGCCATACGGGGCGACATTCCAGCCGCTCGACCTGAAAGGATACCAGAAGGAAAAGGCGTTGTTGTATGTGTCGCTGCGTGACGCCTACGAGCGTCTGTACCGTTATGAATCGCTCCGGCGCGAGGCAAATGTTCCGTGGCGAGAGCATCTGAATACCTGTTACGATGAGTTTGTCATGCGCTACGGCAACCTCAACGCCAAGCAGAACGTGAAGTTAGTGATGATGGATGCGGGCGGGCGCGACATCCTTTCGCTGGAACGGATGGAAAACGGAAAGTTCGTCAAGGCGGACATCTTCGAGCATCCTGTTTCCTTCGCGGTGGAGAGCCATGCCAACGTAGGCTCTCCCGAAGAAGCCCTGTCTGCGTCGCTCAACAAATATGGTACGGTCAATCTCGACTATATGCGGGAGATAACCGACAGCACGGCGGAGGATTTGCTCACTGCCCTGCAAGGGCGCATCTACTACAATCCGCTCGTGACCGGTTACGAAATCAAAGACCGTTTCATCGCCGGAAATGTCATAGAGAAAGCGGAACGCATAGAGGCATGGATGGGTGACAATCCCGAAAATGAGCGTATGCCGGAGGTGAAGCAGGCGTTGGAGGCTCTGAAAGATGCCGAGCCGCAGCGCATCGCCTTCGAGGATCTGGACTTCAATTTCGGGGAACGCTGGATTCCGACGGGTGTCTATGCCGCCTACATGAGCCGGCTGTTCGACACGGAGGTGAAAATCGCCTATTCCGCAAGCATGGACGAGTTTTCGGTGGTGTGCGGCTACCGCACCATGAAAATCACGGACGAGTTTCTGGTGAAGGGGTATTACCGGAACTATGACGGTATGCACCTCCTAAAACACGCCCTGCACAACACCTGCCCTGACATGATGAAGTCCATCGGCAAGGACGAGCATGGCAACGACATCAAGATGCGCGACAGCGAGGGAATACAACTCGCCAACGCCAAGATTGACGAGATACGAAACGGCTTCTCCGAATGGCTCGAAGAGCAGTCGCCGCAGTTCAAGGAGCGGCTTGTGACGATGTATAACCGCAAGTTCAACTGTTTCGTGCGCCCGCGCTACGACGGCTCCCATCAGACCTTTCCCGACCTCAACCTGAAAGGGCTGGCAAGCCGGGGTATCAAGAGCGTCTATCCCTCACAGATGGATTGCGTCTGGATGTTGAAACAGAACGGCGGCGGAATTTGCGACCACGAGGTGGGAACCGGTAAGACGCTGATAATGTGCATCGCCGCGCATGAGATGAAGCGTCTGAATTTGGCACACAAGCCGATGATTATCGGGCTGAAAGCCAACGTTGCGGAGATTGCAGCCACCTATCAGGCGGCATATCCCAACGCACGTATTCTGTACGCTTCGGAGAAGGACTTTTCGACCGCCAACCGTGTGCGCTTCTTCAATAATATAAAGAACAACGACTACGATTGCGTCATCATGTCGCACGACCAGTTCGGCAAGATACCGCAGTCGCCGGAATTGCAGCAGCGCATCCTGCAAGCAGAGCTTGACACGGTGGAGGAAAACCTCGAAGTGCTACGGCAGCAGGGAAAGAACGTGTCGCGGGCGATGCTGAAAGGATTGGAGAAGCGCAAGCACAACCTTGAAGCGAAGCTGGAGAAGGTGGAACACGCCATAAAGTCACGCACGGACGACGTGGTGGATTTCAAGCAGATGGGCATCGACCACATCTTCATAGATGAGAGCCACCAGTTCAAGAATCTGACTTTCAACACGCGCCACGACCGTGTGGCGGGATTGGGAAACAGCGAGGGAAGCCAGAAGGCACTTAACATGCTCTTTGCCATACGCACCATACAGGAGCGCACAGGAAAAGACTTGGGTGCGACCTTCCTCTCCGGCACGACTATCAGCAACTCACTGACTGAATTGTACCTGCTGTTCAAGTACCTGCGCCCGAAGGAGCTGGAACGGCAGGACATAAGGTGTTTCGACGCTTGGGCGGCGATATTTGCCAAGAAGACGACGGATTTTGAATTTAACGTGACGAACAATGTGGTCCAGAAGGAGCGTTTCCGCTACTTCATCAAAGTGCCGGAGCTTGCCGCCTTCTATAATGAAATCACGGACTACCGCACGGCGGAGGATGTGGGCGTTGACCGTCCTGCCAAGAACGAGATACTGCACCATATACCGCCCACGCCGGAACAGGAGGACTTCATACAGAAACTGATGCAGTTCGCCAAGACGGGCGATGCCACCTTGTTGGGCAGGCTGCCGCTTTCGGAAACGGAAGAAAAGGCGAAGATGCTCATCGCCACGGACTATGCCCGGAAAATGGCACTCGACATGCGCATGATAGACCCGAATTACGAAGATCATCCCGACAACAAAGCGAGTCACTGTGCCAAGATGATCGCGGAGTATTATCAAAAATACGACGCCCAGAAAGGCACGCAGTTCGTTTTCTCTGATTTGGGGACATACCAGCCGGGCGACGGGTGGAACGTCTATTCGGAAATCAAGCGCAAACTGACGGAGGACTACGGTATACCGCCAAGCGAGGTGCGCTTCATTCAGGAGTGCAAGACCGACAAGGCGCGGAAGGCGGTGATAGACGCCATGAACGCCGGGACGGTGCGTGTGCTGTTCGGCTCTACCTCTATGCTCGGAACGGGTGTGAACGCCCAGAAACGGTGTGTGGCTATCCATCATCTCGATACGCCGTGGCGACCGTCCGACTTGCAACAGCGTGACGGACGCGGAGTTAGGGCAGGTAATGAGATTGCCAAACATTTCGCCGGGAACAACGTGGATGTAATCATCTACGCGGTGGAGAAGTCACTGGACAGCTACAAGTTCAACCTCCTGCACTGCAAGCAGACTTTCATAAGCCAGCTCAAAAGCGGTGCGATGGGTGCGCGTACCATCGACGAGGGGGCAATGGACGAAAAATCGGGCATGAATTTCTCGGAATACATGGCGTTGCTCTCCGGCAATACCGACCTGTTGGACAAGGCGAAACTGGAAAAGCGGATCGCATCGCTCGAAGGGGAACGCAAGTCGTTCAACAAGGGCAAGCGTGATTCGGAGTTCAAGCTGGAGTCAAAGACCGGCGAGTTGCGCAACAACACGGCTTTCATAGATGCCATGACGGAGGACTGGAACCGCTTCCTGTCGGTGGTGCAGACCGACAAGGAGGGCAACCGCCTTAATATAATAAAGGTGGACGGAGTGGATTCCGCCGATGAGAAGGTCATCGGAAAGCGTTTGCAGGAGATAGCCAAGAATGCCACGACCGGAGGGTTGTACACGCAGGTCGGTGAACTTTACGGTTTTCCGATAAAGGTGGTGAGCGAAAGGATACTCAAAGAGGGATTGGAGTTCACCGACAACCGCTTCGTGGTCGAGGGGAACTACAAGTACACCTACAACAACGGGCATCTGGCGATGGCTGACCCGTTGGCCGCCGCCCGCAACTTCCTCAACGCGATGGAGAGGATACCCTCCATCATCGACCAGTACAAGGCGAAGAACGAGGTGCTGGAGATGGAGATACCGCAGTTACAGGAGATAGCGGGTAAGGTGTGGAAGAAGGAGGACGAGCTGAAGCAGTTGAAGTCCGAACTTGCCGCCCTTGACCGAAAAATTCAGCTGGAGCTTGCGCCACCCACGCCCGAAGTCGCAGAAAAGGAGAATGAAGGGCAACAGCTCAAGCCGGAAGCGGAAGATGTGAGGAACAGGCAGGCGCAATATCCCGAAAATGCACCGCCGCAGATACGCAGTCCGGCGGATAGTATCGTTGCCAACCATGTCATAATCGGGCGTCCGGGACTGTATGCCAAGGAGGAAACCCGGTCCAAAGGATTGAAAATATAACCTAAGGAATTTTATCTGAAGTATTAATAAGGGCTATCCCAAAAGGTCTAAAAGTAAATTTTATCCTTTCTGCAAGTATCTATAGGATGGCAACTGCATTTTTTTCTTTTTGGGCAGCCCTTATTAAAATTTATTCTTATTTTAGATTTTCAACGGTCTAACACAACCATTTGAGAAATAAACATTTAGCAAATTATTTAAAAAATAACAGTAACGAATTAGCGACTGTGCAATTTTCAGCAGTTTGCAGTATTATGCTGTCAAATAACTCTTACTACAAAAGTAGACAAATTTTTCAAATGATGAACGAAAGCCGTTCTATTTTTTTCAAAATACTAAAGTCCAATATATAAGAAACCGATTAACGGGAATTCCCATCAACCGGTTTCAATTGCCGCAGAAGGTTGCTGTCTATTGCCTACATTTCAGGTTTAACAGCCCTGACTTTCATATCAGAAAGCAAGTACGGAACGTACGGAATATTTATCTGATTTCGGGCATTTGTAAAACGCATAACCGCCCGGAGGACATACTGCATTTACGTATTGCGAATTAAATTGGTTGTCTGTATATTCTGACGAAGACCAGTAGTAATACTGCATATCAGACCAGTTCCGGGCTGCAATGCCCGCTTGATTCATTTGCTCCACAGCCGGCAGGAACCATCCGCTACTCGTTGCAGGGGCTTTCACAGCGTAGTTTACGGCATAATAGGCGGCGGGATATGTCGTTTCCGAATAATTGGCTTCGTTTAATATCGCTTGCGTATCCTTATAACCGTTCCAACTTTTTCCGTTATACTCTACATTTTCAATACCCTCAATATCTACATTGACCGTCGACCATACGCAGTCAGTCTCGTAGGCGTCTGTCAATGCAACCACGTAGCCGTGGCATTTTTTCTGTCCGATACCCGTTGTTGAATAGTCCGACTCATCGTCTTCATTCGCCAATGCGAAAACTCTGCCTACACATGCCGCTTTCTGTGCGTCTGTCAGGGGCGTATACCTACCTACAAACGAACCGTCACACATATAGTAGTCTCCCTTGACTATATTGTCGTCAGTTGCCGTTTTAGTGCCGAGCAGACTGATTTGCACGAGCCGGGATGCTGACACCTGAGTTCCATCCGTGTAGGTCAACATTACACAGAGCAGTGCTTGGTCTCCTGTTGCAAGAGAACCGTCACCTTTTACACTTACGGTTGCCGTCGCCGGAGTTTCGGTGAAATCCGGAGAAGTAATATTTACACTCCAACCGTTGTCGGCTGCACGTGTATATGCTCCGCTTGTGGGGGTTACTGTGGCGATGAGACAGCCGTAATTGTTACTTAACAGGTTGTCGGGAAGTATGACTTTTAATTCCGTTTCGCCTACCATATAAACATCGGCAGGCTCGTAACTTTCAAAACGTACTGCCGATGAATAACGGGGCAATTTGATTTTGGTTACGCCGTCGGCAAGTGTCAATTCTACATAAGCTTCGTTTGAGTTGTCAATATTGCTAAACATGGAATCACCTTTTTCACCTTGTGCTCCGGTGTTACCTTTATCTCCGGTGGCTTTGACTCCAGTTGAATTCCACGTTTTTCCGCCGTCTGTCGAGATTTCCCATTCGTTTGTATCTGCATTGATACGAACTTGCGGAGCGATAGCGTCCGCACCTTTATCGCCCTGAGCTTTTACACCCGTATCGGTCGTTCCAATCCACCAGTTTCCGTTGTCGCCGATATGTGGTGTCTGTCCGTCAGTTCCGATATTGCCTTGTGCTTTTACTCCGGTATCCATCGTGCCTATCCACCAATTACCGTTATCACCGATATAAGGTGTCAGGCCGTCGCTTCCGGCAGTTCCGTTATCACCTTTGTCCCCCTTGTCGCCTTTCTCTCCAGTTACGGGTATTTTGTTTCCGCTATTGAGCAACCATTCTCCGTTCACAGTCCAGTAGTATTTTCCGTCAGTGTCCAGTTTCACGCTGATAACAGGCATCGTTCCGTCCTCGCCCTTTTCTCCTTGCTCGCCACGTTTGCCGTGCTTAATGGTTATATTACCGCCTTTGAGGAATGAAATGACATAGCCCGTTCCGTTCTCAAGAGGTGTAACCGCCGTAACATAATCCTTGTTTTCAAGGGCGGCGACAAGACTTTGCAATGACCGGATGTCCGAGTTGACGGATTTCTGCCATTCTTCAAGGGCAGTTATTCGGTCTTCAAGGTTTCCAATGTCTCCCCTAAGCTCCGAATCGTCGTAGTCATCGCCGCAAGAGGATAACCCGAACAAGCTGGCGAACATCATGGAACACACAATCCACACCTTACGGATTGTTCCCATCTCAATGAATTTCTTTTTCATACTGATAAAAGGTGTCTTTCCAGTTCCCCTAAAGACCTTTAAAACCACGAAGCGTGGAACTGCAATGCCACGTCTTAACTTGAAGGTCGTAGGAAAACCTATGCGAACAGATATGGGTATAGCAGCCCACGCTATAGCGTGAGAACCACTATGCTATCCTTGTTCGCTTTTGAAAATTTCCTACGTTTTCAAGTTACAAGATAAGCATAACGCTTCTTTACATTCTAATATGTCTTGAAGAGGAGTTGCCCCCAATTCAAGCGCAAAAGTAATAAAAAAGCTGTGATAATCGCCTGTCTTTAACGGATTTCTCTGCCTGCCATAATGGAATAGGGGATTTATAGTTTTATTCTCCTGCTTCTCCGTTGCGGTATAACGGGTTGGCGTATGCTCTGCCGCAGCCTCTCGAACTGCTCACGGAACCATTCGGCAATGGGCTGTCGGTTGATGGCAAGAACCAACTTCGCCTTGTCCGCAGGGTCTTTCACCACTTGGAAGCCTGCTTTCTCGGTCGTGAACCTGCGGCTGTGTTCCTCCGAATAGAGTTCACCCTCATATATCAACGGCTTACCGCTGACAAGCGTCGCGGTCTGCCGCTCGTCGAATCCGACAAGGCGGCAAAGGTTCTCCATGCGCAGGATTTCTTTCGCCAACGGGAACCATGCGTACAATTTCTCAACAAGCTGTGTAAGCCTTGATACCTCTTTCTTGTGCCCGACCTCTTTAGTCTGTACTTCCGTCATATGCCATTGCTGCATTTCCCACAGTTGGCGACTGTGGTCTGCCTGCATGGTCTGTATCCGGGTTTGCAGGGCTTCGATGGTTTCCCCGTGCGTGGCTACCTCCCTATGCAGGGCAGTATTCTCCCGCTCCAACGTCTTGACCTTGTTACTGCCGAAAAGAGAACCTACACTCTCGGCAATGTTGGCGGCTGCGATGGTTGCTGCACCTTTCAGCTTCTCGGTCTGTACCTCTTTCTTGGCTTGGCGGAGTTCTTCTTTTGCCGCTTCTTTCCGCTCCTGCAAATCCACCACTTCCGCTTTGAGACTATCAGCGAGTTTCTTCGTTTCATTGTAATATTGCTGAGTGGACTTGTGCCGTGCCTTTGAGCCGTCTATGCCACGCTGCAATCCGTACTTCGCCATCGCAATGGCGTATGTGTCTTGATAGGACTTTAATTTCAGCCGTGTCATAATATCATCGGCACACAGCCTTACGGTATCGGTCGGTTTCTTGCGGTAGCGTTTCTTCGCCAGCTCCTCCCGTTTTCTGCGCTTGCGTTCTCCCTTGACAATGGGTACAAGCGTTATGTGTATGTGTGGCGTTTCTTCGTCCCGATGAAGATGAGCAGCCACGATGTTTTCCTTGCCGAACAGGTCGGCAAAGTATCTCATATTGTCGGCACACCATTCGTCCAATCTGCCTTCCCTTTCGATACGTTCCATATCCTCGTGCGTTCCCGACACGTTGATGCGGATTGCCCTCACTTGGTTGCTGCCGATTTTGCGTGTCAGTCCCGCTTCTTCCAATCTCCGTTGGATTGCTGCCGAACGGTCTTTCACTCCATCGGGGTAGCCGATGAGTTTTCGGTTTAGGTGTGTCCGTGTTGGGTCGGCGTTCTTCGGTATGATGAAACGCTCGATGTGGGCGGTAGTTCCGCTGTCGGAACCGTGTGCCTTTTCCATGTGCAATACTACAAATCCCATATATGGTTTTCCTTTCTTTTTAGCTTGTGAAACAATGATTGATTATTATTCTGCACGGCTTCTGCCGTTGTCTTGGGAGAGTCCAGAGAGGTGCAACCTCTTTGGCTTATTGGGGAATTTTCAGCGTTGCTTGCAATGCGGCTCGGACAAATTCCCTAATAAGCTATGGTATTTTCCGTTGGCAAATATCCGTGCGGTTGCAAGCGTTCCCACTCCCTACATCTTCAGCCCTCGTTTTTTCGGTGGCTGCACCATCCGCCTTGCGGATTGGACTTGCTGCTTCTGCTTTATCGGTTCTACCGATTGGAACAAAGGCTTACCGCACAGATAGTCGTTCAAGTCCTTATACTCACTATAGTATACAGACTTGTCGAACAGGCGTTCCCCGAACATTGTTTGCAGGTTCTTATATGCTGTCCGTCCAGCTGTGTCATTGTCAAGGAAACAGCCGATTTTGGAATAATCAGCCAATATGCCCTCCGCCTTTGCGAGATTGGAAACGGAGTTCAGTATGATATAGTCCTGCGTAGTCAGTCGGGGGTATTGCGGATTGTTCCTTGTGCGGATGGTAAGGAACGAGAGGTAATCCATGAAGCCCTCGAAAAGATAACACATACTTCTTGGCTCTCCCTGCTGTCGGATATGGGTGATGTCCTTTGGAGCGACACAGCCTTTGAAATAACGGTTGCGCACCTCATAGCCCCCTGCCATATTCGGGAAGCCGATGGCGAAGTATGGTCTGCCCTTGTTCTCAAAACGGAGTTCCCTGCATTCCTTCTTGGCAAGTTCTGCGTTTATTCCACGCTCCTGCAAATAGGACAGCAGCGCAGGAGAGGAAAGTTCCGTAACTTGCAGGTGTCGGTACATCGGTTCTGAAACGGATTGCCGACCAAAAGAGGATGGCGCATGGCTGGCAGTGTGCAAGTGTGGTGTCTGTTTGGCGATGCACTCCAGCAGATACGGCACATTGTCGGAGCGGTAGAGTTCCGAAGCCAGTGCGATGATGTTGCCGCCCCTGCCGATACCGAAGTCGTACCATTGGTTGAGTTCGGTGTTCACCTTGAACGAGGCTTCGGCTTCCTCTCTAAACGGTGATTTATACCAAAGGCTGTTGCCCTGTTGTTTGACGGGTGTGTAACCCAAACTTTGCAGATAGTCTGCTATTCTGATTTGTTTTGCTTCCTGTGTAGTCATATTATTACGGTTTTAATGTTGATGAAAATCCGTTGATTTGATGAATGGGCAGTTTAACTCATTTATATACAGACTTATATATACTCAACAGTTTCTCAACAAAGCACTCGCCAAAAGAGAAATCTACAATCGGTCTGTGCCTTGTTCTCAACTTCTCTTTTGGTCTGTTGAGATTTTGTTGAGAGAGTATGTTACTTATTATCAGTATGGTTATATCCTTATTCATCAATTCAACAAAAAAGATGGAATTACAGGGATTCAAGTTGCTGCCTTGTGACGGTATAGAAGCGTCCGACCCTCCTTATCGGCTCGTACCGACATTCCCGATTATAGTTCAGTTGGTAGGTGGTGTATGTCAGTCCGTTCTGTGCAGGGGTCAGTTTCCAGCACTCCTGTAATACTTTCCGCACTTGGTGCTTCTCCGCCTTGACCTGCGTGTTGGTCAGCAATACCAGCAGGTCATTCGGGCAAAAAGAGAAAGTGTCCGTACCGACACTCTCCATGATGTCAAGTATAAGCTCGTGCATCTCTATCTCCAATCGGTTACGGTTGCTGCGGATAATACGCTGCAAGGCTTCGGTATGCAGAAGCGAGGGTGCAAACCACATACGGCTTTCCTTTTCGGTGGATAGCTGCCTATGTTGCAAATGGTGGAGAAAGGCGGGTATCTCCGCTTTCAGCTTTTGCAGGAAGTCGGTATCGTCGGACTGCAAGCGGTCTATCCTGCGTACCCAATAGCGTGTTTCCCCTGCATCTATGATGACAGGCAGGTACTCGTTGTTGGAACATAGCACGAACTTGGCGAAGAATGCTATCTCGTCACGGTCTTTGCCTTTGGCTTCCACCTTGTAGGATAATGCCGTGCTTAGGTTCTTCAACCGCTCGCTGTCCTCCCTGCGGCTCAACAGTACCTCGTCCACCACGATGAGGAGTTTCCCTGCCCAGTCGGAATTGAACTGACTGCGGAAATCCTCGTTGGTGTTGAATGTCACGTTATTCTGAAACAGGGCTTTCAGGAAGTTCAGAAAGGTGCTTTTGCCTGTGTTGCGTTCTTCCGATACCAGCAGCAGGATGGGCAACTTCTGTATGGGTTGCAGGTAGAGCAGTTGAAGATAATCCATCCCCAATTCGTATTGCTCCCCGAAGATGTGTTCCACCAACGAGCGGATAGAGGGGAAATCACCCTCTTTCGGTTGGTGGTCTATCGGCTCGTAGAGATTGAGGAACTTGCCGATTACGGGTTGATAGCTGACATGTTCGGGTACGGTGCAGAAGCCGTCATACTTGGGAACGCTGCCGATGTAGTCCTTGCCATAGTCTTGGCGCAGGGTCTCGTTGTTCCATGCGATGCGCTTCCTTACATACCCTCCGTTCAGTTTCGGCTGCTCCACAATCTTGTAGAGCGTTGTGCCGACACGGATAAACTCTTCCTTTGCCATGCCGCTGTCCGTGGGCGGTCGATGGCTGTTTTGTTGTTTTTCAGTTGTCATAAATTCATTGATTTTAGTTTGAATAATGCCAACCACAAAAGTATAATCAATTATCGGATAGGATGATACGCAAATCACAGCAGAATGGGGAATAAAACACCTCGCTACAAAAAAAGTAATCGGTTCGGGGCTGTAAAAATGAAAAATCCCGAAGAAACAGGGCTGAAAACAGGTGCTTCTTCGGGTGCGTGAGTATGTGTGAATGGCAATACGCCTATGCAAAGTATCTCGGGTTTGCCGCATCGGTAATGTTCAGCGAAAAGAGGATGTTTGTTTTTTCTTTTCGCAAGTACATTCTTTCAAGGATGGCTCTGCGAACCTGCTCCGCTCCGAATGTGTTGATACGGAAAGCAAGGGCGATGATGGCTTCAAGATTATAAACCTCCATGCTACATTTGTTTGGTAAGTTGATGGAACGCTTTATGTCGTATTCCCTCAAAACTCCGCTTTTACAGAGAACCTTTATCCCTGCTCGAACTGTCGGGGCGATAACACCAAACAATTCGCAAAGTTCCCACTCAGTCATGGCTATGGAGCCTGTATCGGTCGGCAGGGCGATGTTGCCTTGTCCGTCCATCGTGATGATGCTTCTTTTCTCTTTCATCTGTATTCTGCTTTATAAGGTTATCAAATGGCACTGCAAATGCTTTTCTCCATATCTCCCAACTTGTCGGACAACAGTTCCAAGTCCTGACTTATCTTTTGGGCGGTTATCTTCGCGTAGATTTGAGTGGTCTTTATGTTGGTATGCCCCAACAGACGGCTGACGGTTTCAATGGGTACTCCGTTGGATAACAATATGGTAGTCGCTGCCGAATGCCTTGCGACATGATAGGTCAAATGTGTTTTTATACCGCATAACTCGGCTATGGCTTTCAACCTTTTGTTGCAGGTTGTGTTACTTGGCATGGGGAAAACCTTATTGTCCCTTGTCATACCTTTATACTTCTCAATAATCTTTCGTGGAACATCCAACAGACGGATATTCGATTCCGTGTTGGTTTTCTTTCTTCGGGTGATAATCCAAAGGTTGCCGTCAAAGAATGTTTGCAGGTTATCGGTGGTTAGGTTCTTCACATCGGAATACGCCAGACCCGTGAACACCGAAAAGAGAAACAAGTCTCTTACAAGCTCGTGGGTCTTGTCGGGCATCTCGGTGTTCATCAGAGTATATATCTCGTCCTTTGTAATATACCCTCTGTCCACACTTTCGGGAGAGTTGATATATCCTGCAAAGGGATTGAACGGCAGACGACCGTCATTCCTTGCTATCGAAATGATGTGCTTCAACACAATCATGTAGCCCCACACGGTATTGGTGCGGCATTTCTTCACCGTGCGCAGAAAATACTCGAAGTCGTTGATGAACGTGAGATTCAACTCTTTGAGGGGAATATCCTCACGCCTGTATGTATGGGGCAGGAACTCTCTGATATGCTTGCAGACGGTTATGTACCGTTGGAATGTTCCTTTGGCTCTGCTGTGTCCGACTTTCTTTGCAAACTCGGCATTGTGCTGCTCAAAGAGTTTCAGCAAGGTTTCCTGCTTGATACCTATACCGAGATAGGCATCTTTCAACTTGGCGGCTGTAACATATCCGTCCGTCTGCATCAGTTCTTGGTAGCGGCGGTTCACCTCCACCCGAATCTTGTCAACCGCACGGTTGATTCTTTGCGCTTCGGCACTCTTGCCCGAAGCACGGTTGTTTTTCACGTCCCACAAGTGTGGGGAAACATCCATCTTACAGCTGAACTGTTTAATCTCTCCGTCCACCGTAAGGCGGCACATCAGTGGCAGGTTACCGTTGGGCTTTGCACTGCCTTTTTTCACGTAGAATAGCACTTTGAATGTACTTCGCATAACTCACTTTTTTTGGTTACAAAATTAGTTTACTGTGAGTTACCGACAGCTACGCAGAATTACGCAAATCGCAGAAAAAGACCATTTTAGCTAAAAATCTTTCACGACCACACGGTAATGATGTGGTAACTGAACTCTTGCGCTGTATGGCTATATTATGGCTTTCTTTGGCGACTTGCCAAGAGAAAAATACAGCGTAACGAGCACTTTGTCAGTCTGTTCGCTACGCTTTTCTTTGATTTACTTTTTAGGTATCTGTTTATTTTAGGTTATATACATTCATGTCCATTTATGTAAAAAATTCCTGCTGACCTTGTTTATGTCTTGTCAGTCACCATTTGCAAAACCATATTTGACCCTCAAAGAGGCTGAATTTGATAAGTAACTTGCTACATACTCATAATAAGGAGCTAAATAGAACACGAATGGGAAATACACAAATGCTAAACTAAAGAAGATATTGGCCAAAATAAACGCTATACCGAGAGAGAAACTTGATTTTTCAACTTCCTAAAACGGTGTTGTTCAAACATTTCTACTTATTTGTACTTGCCAGTTGAACCTACGCTTCCCTAATAAAATGTCTATGGTAAAAAGTTAAAAAATCCTCCCACTTTTGTTAGATATATTTTTTTGTGTAATTTTGTAATCGTTATGCGGCAGTAATAATATACATATTAATACGAGTTAGTAATCCTGTAGTTCTCATATGCTACGAGGAGGTATTAAAAGGTGCGTTTCGACAATGCATCTACTGTAGTATATTATTGCTTAATCCAAATGAATATTATAAATTTAGGAATTCTTGCTCACATTGATGCAGGAAAAACTTCCGTAACCGAGAATCTGCTGTTTGCCAGTGGAGCAACGGAAAAGT